TTGGGGCACTCGACCAACGTGGCGCACGGCATCAACGACCGTGACACGCTGCTCTATTACCTCAACCGCACGCAGCTCGACCTGTATCGCGATTATGACTGGCCGCAGCTGATCGTCTATCGCGACACGCCGCTGGCGGACGGCCAGCGGTATTACACCTATCCGACCGACCTTGCCTTCGATGACATCGAAAAGGCGTGGGTGCTGGTCAACACCGTCTACAACGAGATTTTCTACGGCATCGGCCCCGCCGAGTTCCTGTTGTGGAACAGCGACGACGGATACAAGTCGTGGCCGACGCGCAAATGGATGCACCATCCCGACGACGGCACTTTCGAGCTGTGGCCGGTGCCGGACGGCAACGCCGTCGCGAGCGGTTCGGTGGTGCGGATGCGCGGCACCAAGACGGTTACGCCGATGATGAACGACAGCGACCTGTCCACGCTGCCGGACAACCTCATCGTGCTGTATTCGGCCGCCGAGATACTGACGCGCGACGGCGCCAAGGACGCGCCGATGAAGCTCGCCCGCGCCAACGAGGCGATGCGCCGTCACCGCGTGCGGCAAGGCTCGCACAAATACCCGCCAATGGTGATCGGCGGCGGCGGTGGCGACGCGCAGACGCGCGGCGCGGGCTACGGCGTGCTCGGGCTGGACTTCGTGCCGCCGGGCTATGGCAGCGGCCCGTGATGACGCGGGAGGGCACGCACATGCGGCTGGTCCTGGTCATGGTGCTCGTGCTGATCCTCGCCACGTGGCTGACGGTGCGCTGATCCGCGATGTCCAGAGGCCGCACCCCCGACCCGAACTCGCCGCGCAACCGGGCCGTCTCCGGCCTTCGCATACTGTGCAATCTTCAAGTAATCACTCGACGGGACAACCAGCTCAAGCTGAACTATACTGCGAGTGACTACAATGTCTAAAGTATTCAGTATTACTGATTTTAAGGAAGGATTGGACACCCGCAAGACCGCCTTGACCGCGCCCGGCGGCTCGTTGCGCATCCTGGAGAACGCCGTGGTCAACCAGGGCGGCGAGGTCCAGAAGCGGTTCGCCTTCGTGCCCGTCACCACGCTGCCCGGCGTGATGTATGTGTTCGGACAGGGCGACGCGCTGCATGTGTTCGGCTTCGGGCTCGCCCAGCCGCCGCAGGGCACGTGCCCGGTGCCGATCGTCGCGCACAGCCTGCAAGCCGTGGGCGAGGGCATCACGCGGATCATCGACGTGGAAGCCTTTGCCGACAAGTTCTACGTCACCGGCATCGGCACCAGCGGGCAGAGCCATATCTGGTATGACGGCGTGCCCGTGACCGAGGCCGACAGCAGCCCCAGCCGGGGCGGCTATTCGCGCACCTATCAGACCAAGATGTATCGCGCGGATGGCGACTATCTGCGCTTCTCCGGGGTGAACAACCCAGCCGCCAACGATCCGGCGAACGCCAGCTATCCCGGCGCCGGCTTCATCAACGTGGCGGAGAACGACCCGGACGGCGAGGCCGTGCAGGGCCTGGAGGTCTACTACGCGCAGATGGCGGTGTTCAGCCGCCTGATGACGCAGCTCTGGACACTCGACCCCGATGACACGCTGAACAAGCTGGGACAGGTGCTGCGCATCGGCACGATGGCGCCGCACTCGATCCGCCAGTTCGGCACCGGCGACGTATTGTTTCTCTCCGACAGCGGCGTGCGCAGCCTCAAGGCCATCAATATCAATCTCGCCGCGTCGGTGTCCGATGTCGGCTCGGCGATCGACCTTCTCCTGATCCCGGTGATCCGCGACAACCCCACGGCGGCGGCCAACGCGCAGTCCACCATCCAGCCGATCCAGGGACGCTATTGGCTGTTCCTGCAAGACACGATCTATGTCCTGTCCTACTTCCCCGCCGGCAACATCACCGCATGGAGCACCTTCAAGCCCGGCTTCACGGTGCAGGAGTTCGCCGTCGTGCATAACCTGGTGTTCTGCCACGGCGCCGACCAGAACCTCTATCTCTACGGCGGTCCGTCGCAGAGCCAATACGACAGCTGCAAGGTGACGGTGCGCACGCCGCACATGGACGCCATCGGCCCGACCGCGCGCAAGCGCATCCAGTCGGTCGATGTCATGTGCGAGGGCGCATGGAGCGTGTCGCTCGGGATGCTGCCGAACAACGTCAATGCGTTCGAGCTGTGCGCCAATGTCCAGGACAACACCTTCGGCATCATGTCGATCCCGTTCGCCGGGTACGGCACGCATTTCGGGCTCGAACTCATCAATCAGGCGCCCGGCCCGGCGCTGCTCGCGGCGGTGCATCTCAACTTGCAGGAGGCCGACATCAAATGAGCCTCCCGCTCGTGCAAGGCCATCCGGTCACGCGCCTCGCGGTGGAGCACATCGTCGCCAATCTGCGCGCCCGCGACCGCGCGGAGATTTTCGCGCTGCGCTGGGACGATGACGACGCGCGGCTGGTGGACGCCATCATGCTGTCAGCCGGCGCGCTGTGGACGGCGTGGAGCTATCGCGACGAGCCCGTCGCGATCACCGGCGCGACGCCCGTGCGGCCGGGCGTTGCATCCGCCGTGGCGTTCGGCACCGACCAGTGGCCGCGCGCCCTGTTGTCGATGACGCGGCACGCCTGGAACTTCATCTTGCCGGCGCTCATCAGCATCAAGACGCACCGCGCCGAGGCGTATGTCCTGGCGGACAACGGCGACGCGCGGCGCTGGATCGAAAGCATCGGCGGCGAACAAGAGGCGCTGCTACGCGGCTACGGCCGCGCGGGAGAGGATTTCATCCTCTACGCTTGGAGGCTCAACGATGTGCATGTCCGGTGGCGGCGGCGGCGGTCTGCCGCCAATGGCCTACTACGTCAAGAAGGACGGTCAGGTGGTGATCGGCGATCCCGGCCTGCCGCCGGAGGCGATCGAGCAGGGCATCACCACGACGACGGGCTATCAGGTCTGGGCGCAGCAGCAGCTGTCCAACAAGCAGCTGGCGCAACAGTCGCAGATCGCCAATCAGCAGGACACGTTCAACCGGGACCAGCTCGCGGCGCAGCAGCAGCAGCAGGAGAAGCAGCAGGCCCAGGTGGACGAACAGGCGGGCCGGCAGAGCACCTACGACGCCGGCCGCGCGCAAGCCCTGTCCGCTGGCGCCCAACAGGTCAATGACGCCTTCGCCAAGTTCACGCCGGATTATTTCAAGCAATACCAATCCGACTACATGAAGCAGGCGACGGACGACATCAACTACCAGAAGGGGATTGCCAGCAAGCAGCTCCTGTTCGGCCTTGCCCGGCAGGGCATCTCGGACAGCCAGACCAGTGCCAACCAGCAAGGCTTGCTGGAGGAGAACGCCGGCATGGCGACCGCCAAGCAGACCGCCAACGCACTGACGGCGAGCAATCAGCTGGAAGGGCAGGTATCCAATGCCAAGGCCAATCTGCTCGGGCAGGTGCAATCCAGCCAGGGCATCGGCTCGCCGATCGCTGGCGGCAACGACGCCAGCGTGCAGGGCGCCTTGCAGACCCAGCGCAACGCCATCTCGGGGATCACCAACTCGGCGGGCGATGTCACCGCGAGCTTGCAGGGCGTGCCCACGGTGAGCCCGCTCAGCAACATCTTTGGCAACTTGATCGGCGCCGCCGGCAGCTATCTTGGCGGCGTGCAGCAGAACTCCGCCCTCGGCGCCTACGCCGCCAACGCCGGGCTGGCGGGCAAGTCGCCGGGCAGCGGCAGCACGTCGGTCCGGTAGGGGAGGAGGCACCATGTGCTACGCCGCCGCCATCCCCATCGCCATCGCCGCTGTCGGCGCCGCCGCGTCCACCTATGGCGCGGTGCAATCGAGCAACGCGCAAAAGAGCGCGGCGAACGCACTCGCGCAGCAGAACGCGGCGACCCAGCAGGCGCAGCAGCAGGCGTTCGTCACGCGCATCGGCGCGCAGAGCAACCAGTCCGACCAGCAGACCGCCATCGCGCAGCAGATGATGGCCGACCGCAACACGGCGGCCAATCAGATGCGCGCCGGACAGAGCAGCGCGCTCGACCAGCAGAACCAAATCCTCGGCCGGGAGAACGCGCAGGCCGAGGCGCTGCGCCAGCAAGGCGACACCCAGGCGCAGGCCCTGCTCGACCGCACCAACGCCGCCAATCTGACGGCGGCGCAGGATCAGGCGCAGCAACGGGCCACCACGCTCCTGGAAGCGTCGCAGCAAGCCGCGCCGCCACCGGGGCCGAGTGCCAGCGACCCGAGCGGCGACGCCAGCGGCTCGTCCGACCCGGTGACGCGCGCCGCCGTCGCCGCGCGGCTGCATCAGGCGGCGACCAACGTGCGCAGCTATGGCGCCGACATCGCCAAGGTAGCGTCCTACGGCCAGCCCTTGCAGGCGGTCGGGCAGGCGATCAGCGCCAACAAGGTCGGCATCATGCCGGCCCAGGCGGCGGACGAGCTGTTGCGCGGCCCCGGCGCCGCCGTGCGCTTGCTGCCCTCGCAGATCGCCTACCAGAACGCGACCAACACGGGCGGCGCGATGGACACGCTGTTGCAGAGCCGGGGACAAGGACAGCTCAACCTCGCCGGCCTCGATTTCGGCAACACCGTGTCCAGCGCCAATCTGGAACAATCCGACGCCAACACGCTGGCGGCGAACAAGGCGGCGCAGGCCAAGGCCGACGCCGCCTACGCACAGCAAGTCGCCGGCATCTACTCGGGCATCGGTCAGCTCGGGCTCTATGGCGCGGGGTATCTCGGCGGCAATCCGCTCGCCAGCGGCAACAGCAACGTCCCTGGTTCGACCTTGGCGATGTCCAGCATCGGCCGCGCCGCCGGGCCGGTTTGAGGAAGCAAGATCATGCCGACCTTCGCCACCGGCAATCCGACCTGGGACCAGGGCCTGGGCAGCCTCGCGGGCGCCCTGTTCCCCGACGCCAGCAAGATCGCGCAGGCCGGATATTACGGCGCGCAGACGCGCAAGGCGCAGCTCGACGCCAACACGGCGGAGGACCAGCAGGCGGCGCGCAACTCGCTCGGCAACCTGCTCGCCTTCGGTGGACAAACAGCGGTGCCCTCGGCGCCGAACACGGTTGTCCAGCCGAGCTTGCCGGCGGGCGCGCCGCCGATCCTTGGCGGCGGTCTGCCGCCTCCCACCCCTGCCGCCGCCGCGCCGCCGGGCGTGGGCGTGGCCCCTTCGGGCGGCGTCATCCCCGCACCACCCAACATCCCGCTCGAGCAGCTGGCGCACGTCATCGCGCCGAACAACGGCACGGCGCCGCAAGGCGGCGTCGGCACCAGCGGACCGGCGCCGCCGATGTCGCCGCCGAGCCCCGGCGCGCCACCGGCGCCCAACACGACGGGCAGCGACGGCTCGGTGCCGGCGAACGATCCAGGAAGCGGCATCCTGCATCCCGGCAGCGTGACCCCGCCGGACGGCGGGCGGAAGATGTCCGGCCCGGCGGCGGCCGATGGCTCGCCCGCGCCCGTCGCTTTCAATCTGCCGCAAGTGATCGCGCAAGCGGCGCGCGCCGGCTACGACCCGGCCTCGGTCGCGCATATCGCCACCGGCTACATCGTCGCAGCCTACAAGCGCGGCATCATCGACCGCCAGACGATGAAGGAAATGCTCACCGCCGAGGGCTCGCCGACGATCTACAGCGAGGACGCCCAGACCGGGCGCAACGCCGCCGACAACGCGAACCGCATCACGACCACGGGCATGACCATCGGCGGAGAGAACTACCGGCAGGGGATGGTCACGGGCGAGACGGCCCGCGAGTTCAACAACAAGACCGCCGGCACCTACCTGGACACCGAGACCGGCCAGCCGGTGTCGCCGACGCAGGCGCAGTATCAGGCTCACCCCGAGAAATACCGGCCGGTCACCCCGCTCAACACGCCGTCCAACTTCACCGACAACACGACCGGGCAAGTGACGGCGATGACGCCCATCCAGGCGCAACAGGAGAACGCCAAGACGCCGGGGCGCTACAGCATCACCAACGCGCAAATCCAGTCCGAGGACAACGCGGCGGTCGCCGTGAGCGATCCCAAGCGCCCCGGACAGATCATCGCGACGACCAAGGGCACGGCCACCCGCAATGGCTGGCGGATACTGCCTAAGACCATCGACCAGTATAACTCCGAGGGCGCGGCCGTTGTGCAGGAGGCCACCAGCGCGCAGACGCCGCCGGGCGAGACCACCGCCACCACCATCGCCAACGCGGTGCGCTCCGGCACCAGCACCGTCGCGCCACGCACGCCGCTGAGCCCGGAGCAGAGCAATCAGCTCTACGGGCCGATCGTCGAGCAAGAGGTCAAGCAGATGTTCGCGGCCCCCGCCGGCAAATGGGGCATCTACGACTATGACGCCGCCCTGCCGGAGGCCGCGCGCACGGCGGTCGTCGCGCGCGTCGAGGCGCTGCGGCAAGAGCAGGGAACCCGCTTCGACCCGACAGCGGCGGTGCGCTCCGTGCTGGCCGATATGCGGCAAACGGGCGAGCTGAGCGACCTTGACCGCGCCACGGGGACGATGCTGTGGGGCTCGGGGCCGGCGTTTCAGTCGGACCCCCGGATACTCAAGGGCGGCACGGACAACAAAGGCAAGCCGCTGCCCAATCGTATCTCGGTGGACTACCACCCGGAAAAAGCGCGCCGCACGCCCGCATCCCCCGCAGCGACGCCAGCGCCCGCCACGGGCGGTGGACCGCGCGTGAGCGCGCTGCCGCCCGGCGCGCTCGGTCCCGCGCCGCCGGGGGCGGCGGACGGTCAGACGGCCACCAACCCGGCCACGGGACAGCGCGCCGTCGTGCGCGGCGGGTTTTTCTATCCGATGCCC